TCTATGTAGACAGATCAGAACTAGGTATACAGATGTATACCGGTGCTGATTGGTTTAACACTTACGGAATGCTTATTGGTCGCGTTGAACTTGATTACGAGAACGACAACCCAATCATCAAGTTGATTAACCCTTTTGGTTCTTACCCAGAGATTGACCGTTTTGGTCGCTGCTTATCCCTTACCCAGATTGTCGGTATGGATGCACAGACCTTAGCGTCTATGTACCCAGAGTTTTACAATGAAATCGTAGGACGTAACCAGTACACACCAGGTTCTCCTTACCTATCATTAGTTCGTTACCACGATAAAGACCAAGACCTTATCTACCTACCAGAGCGTAAAGACCTAGTTCTTTCTAATACACCTAACCCAATCGGTGAATGTATGGTCCGTGTGGCTATGCGTCCATCTATTGATGGTGAATCACGTGGTCAGTATGATGACGTACTAGGTGTGCAGCTTGCTCGTGCTCGCTTTGCAGTCCTACAGATTCAAGCAGCAGAGAAATCTATCCAAGCACCTATTGCTATCCCACAGGATGTGCAAGAACTTGCTCTCGGACCAGATTCTATTATGCGTTCTGCTAACCCACAGGGCATTCGTCGTGTTCCACTAGAACTTCCAGCCGGTGTATTCGGTGAATCAGGTGTCCTAGAGCGTGAACTTCGTACTGGTGCTCGCTACCCAGAGACTCGTGGAGGAAACTCAGATGCTTCTATCGTTACTGGGCGCGGTGTTCAAGCCCTTCAAGCAGGCTTTGACACACAGATCAAAGCGGCGCAGTCTCACTTTGCTCGTATGTTTGTTGAGCTTATTGGTATTTGCTTTAAGACGGACGAAAAAATCTTCGACCACAGGGTCAAAGAAATTCGTGGTGTGGATGACGGAACTCCTTACACGATAAAGTACAGCCCTGCTAAGGCTATCAATGGTGATTACACTGTTGATGTCCGTTACGGCATTATGTCTGGTATGAATCCAAACAATGCAACTGTAGCACTTCTACAGATGCGTTCAGATAAACTTGTTTCACGCGACTACGTACGTCGTGAACTTCCTATTGAAATCAATGTCGGCCAAGAAGAACAAAAGGTTGATATTGAAGAGATGCGTGATGCACTTCGTGCTGCTATTGGGCAGACTGCCCTTGCAATTCCACAAATGGTGGCACAAGGACAAGACCCTTCTAAGATTCTCGGATCCTTTGCGGAAATGATTAAAGGCCGCCAAAAGGGAATGAGTATTGAAAGTGTTGTGGAAAAGGCGTTTACGCCTGAAGCACAGCCCGAGGCTGCAGCGATGCAACCTCAAGCCCCAGTAGCAGGTATGGCTCCCGCTTCTGCCTCGCAGCCAAGTATGGAACAACCTGGCGGTGCAGCCCCTGCTGCTGGTGGCCCACAAGCCCCTCAAGGCAAACCAGATATAGCATCATTGCTCGCTTCAATCGGCGGCGCGGCATAACTTCTAAGGGGGTGAAATATGAACAAGGGATCACAAGCACCAGCACCAATGTCTAAGCCAATTCACGGCGCAGCAGGAGCAGGAGCAAAGGTAACAGGTGGCGACGTAAAGCAGCCTTTCGCTGGAGCAGCAAAGCCAGGTAAGAAAGTAAAGAAGTAAATAACTTTAGATGGCGGGGTGTACTGGATGGATGACGGAAAAGTTAGACGTCCAGTACGCTTCGCTGACTTTTTAGTCATTGGCGCGGAACTTGCATATAATATGATGCAGGTATTTACAGCAGCCTCAGAAGATTTATTAGAACTATCCATCTATAACGCGAATCGCGCAACAGAAGTCAACAAGGTCTGGGAAGACTTTGCTACAGATTTAGAAACTATTCAGGAGGATACAGATGGCGCTTGAAGACGCTACTAACCCTATGCAGGGTGTATCAGGTCCTGGTAAGTACGCAAAGCGTACAGATGTCTCATACCAGTCACAATCTTACGGTGACGGAGTTGCATACAATGCAGCAAAGTCCGGTGCTCCACTAGCGACAGCGCCAAAGTCACCGATGCTTTCACAAGCACCACGCGCAGCAGAACCTGGTGTTGGTTTATATGATCCTACTCAACGCCCAGATGAGCCAGTTACTAATGGTATTGATTCTGGCGCAGGTATGGGTTCAGATGCTCTTATGATGAATCAGATGAAACAAGATGATAAAGATATTGTTGCAAAATATTTGCCATCATTAAGTGCTATGGCTTCAGGACAAGACACACCACAATCATTTAGAGCGTTTGTGAGTTTCCTTCAGGGTTCACTATGAACCAATTTGTTAAAGATGTTACAGCTTTTGTTGATGCACTTGGGTATGACTACCCAGGCGTAGTACTTTCTCTTGCAAATATCCCTTGGGAATCAGAACAAGATAGAGATGACTTTATTAAAACTATCACACGAGAGGAGTAATAATTGGCTAATTATTGGGACACCATTAAGAATGCCATTGCCTCAAAAATTGGTGAAGGTTTATCAGCAGTTGGAGAAAATGTAGCTGGTGGTTTTGCCAGTTCATTTGCTGGAAAGATTGCTCCTGGCGCAGATACAACTCAAATAGCAGCAGCAGCTGCAGCTCCTATTAAAAAAGCTGGACAGCAAGCAGGTAAGACCATTGTTGGTGCTATGGTGAAACCAGCTGAAACAGTTAAAGCCGATACTTTATTTAATCTTGGTATGGAAGAAGCCAATAAAGCTTACCAATTTTTATACCCAAAAGTTTCTCAACCTTTAACAACTATAGCACTTTCTTCAACAGAATTAGAAAAAGGTCAACTTCCAGACATTGCAGCAAATTGGAATTTAGCTAGACCACTCACTGAAGAAGAAAAAAAAGCAGGAGTTCCTGATAATGTAAGTCCAGGACAAGCAGTAATAGGACGTTACATTCCAATCTTTAATAAATATTTTAATATTGCAGATCCAACAGACCGTAAAGAAACTTTTGAAGAAAACAAATTTGGTAAAGTTACTTCAGGCGGCGTAGATGGTTTTGTAAACTGGTATCTTGATCCATTAGTTATAGCAGGTAAAGGCTTAGGGTTAGCACGTAAATCCCTACTTGTTAATCCTATTGAAACCGCAGATGACATTGTTCGTGTGCGTAAAGATTTAGACCAGCACGGTATTTGGATGGAATCTGGTGGAACAGCAGGACGTGAAACTCCTATGGGAACAGCAGTTGCTTCTCTTGTTGGAAAAAATCCTATAGAAGTTTCAAACCATCCTCTTATTAAGAAAAGCACAAACCCGCGTTTAATGACAGCGCTTATGGGTGAAGCAAATACTTACGAAGATGCAGCTAATTTTGTTGCTGCAGCAACTGGAGACAGAGCATCGCTTGCTAAAATTGCAGCATCTCGTGCATCTATTGCTGATGAAATCCAACGTTCACAAGACCTATTAGATCCTATAACTAAAAAGTACGCCAATATAGAATGGGGTGCTGGTGCTGATATTAAAAACTTGGAACCTACTATTCAAGAATATGATCGCTTAAGTAGAGTTCTTGACGATTTGAAATTACGCGATACAAACCTTGCTCGTGCTATGGATGAGCGCCTAGGTGACTATCGAGTTCTTAATAACTATACATCTGCTGCCGATGTTAATTTGTTCAATAAAAACATTGGTGTCTCTATTGAAAAAGCCCGTGCTAAAGCCTCTGAACTGCAACACGATTTTTCTTTCTATACAGAAACATTTCAGAAGACTCCTTTTTCACGGCCCGTTGCAGTAATCCAAGCAGCATTTAATAAACTTCCTAGAGGAATTGTTCGCGTTGATGGCGGCCCGATGGCTGACTCCGCTAATGAAATTAAGTATGCACTTAACTCTGTACCAGTATTGCGTGACTCAGAATATCTTCCAGTTAAAACACAACTTTACTCAGAGTATGCTCTTGCTAAAAACGCATCAGAACGTTCAGTTGCAGTTGAAAATATTGAACAAGAAGTAGCAAACATTATTGCTCTTGAAAATGGTTTAACTGTTGAAGAAGCCACAATGTGGTACAAAGCATTTGGTTCTGTTCGTCGTGGAATTATGAATTCTATCTCAACTAAAGGTTTTTGGGTTGATGATAATGGCACACTTCTTACTTCTCCATTTTGGAAATCTGAAATGCCTAACGTAATTGCAATGATGGACTTTAAGGATTTTGATAGTTTTCTTAAACTTTACAAACGTCTTGTCCCCTCTGGTGAAGGTATAACTAAAGCTGGACTACAAGGTAGACTTGTTGGTAAAGAACTTGAAGATCTGATGGACTTTGCTAATTCTTTATTTAAGGCATCTGTTCTTACACGTATGGGTTATCCTATACGTAACACTGTTGATGGTCAGCTTCGCGCCGCTTTAGTTCTTGGTTCTATAGCAAAAACAGATGAAGTTTTCAAAACATTCAAACAGAATCTTGCAACTAGATCAAAACTAACTGAAAATTTTGTTGATGAAACACTTTCGTCTACAAGACCATATCAACTTAATACACAAATTGGCAAGTTAATTCAACAACGTCAAGACGTTATTAACGTACGTGAATCTATTCTTGATGAATTAACACCAAAAAGTTATTACGCAAACGCTTCTGGTACATTTGGTAAGCAAGTAACACCGGAAGCAGTTGAACTTGCAATTACATCTAAGTCTAAGCCACTTCTTAAAGACGCAGATCGCACAACTTATTTTGATTTAATGGATAAACGAAAGCAACAAAAAGGTCTTTTGTTTGCAAAAGATAAAGTTAAGTTTGAAAATCTACAAAATAAAGCATTCTCAAAATATGTAAAAGAAGAAGTTGTGCCAACACTTCCTAAAGGAACGACTTTAGTATACGCTGATTATTTAAGTGGAAAAGTCTTTTACAAAATTCCTGGAAAGCAAACCCGTTTACCAAAGGGTGCAACTCCAGAAATTGAAGCACGTCGTGGAATACCTTCAGGTATGCTTGCTGATGAACTTGAATCAGCTGGTCTTCTTAACCTTCGCGGTAAAGGTCCAGTTGAGTATCCAAATATTAGAGTAATTACTTCATATGAAATGTCACGTGGCAAAAACTTTGAAGAAATTGCAGACCTTATTGGTGAAGAACAGATGTTACGCATTCGCACCTATCAAGATCTTGCTAATAAAATTGATAACCAAATTCTTGAAAAAGTTGAACAGTCTCAGTATCTTTTGCAGCGTCGAGCTGAATTAAAGATTATTAGAACTGGAGAGACAGAAGAAGTATTTATGTCTCCTATTGGAAAGAAAGTTATTGCAGATGGAGCATTTGCAGGACCAAATGGTTCGTTAACACGAGCAGAAGCTTCAAGCAGTGGCTCTCTTAACTGGATGACAGAAGGACAAGCTTACCTTAGTTTTGACGCATCAAAGGGTTCAAAAACTTTAACGTCTGCTATGAACTTAAGTGAAGCCAGAATCAAAGTTAACCCTGGTGATCCACAATACTTTAATGAAATGTCTGTATTTGCTAATCGTATTTTACGCAATGACCAACTTGCTATGCAGATTCTTGAAGGTGTACCAGATTCTAAAATTGCTGAATGGCTTACAAGCCCTAAAGGTGCTTTCTACTTAAAAGAAATTAATGCCGATGTAAGAAAAGTTGATGTTGCTTTACATATAGCTGAAGCACGTTCACGTATATCTAAATTATTACCAGATCAACAGGTTCGTTCTCTTCTTGCAAGAGAAGAATTAACCCCTGAACAATTTGATTTACTTATGCGTGGAACTCCTAATTTAATATCTATTGCTGGACGTTCATTAGTTGAAGATACACTTCGTTACAATAAAGGTGTCATTAAAACAACCGTAAACACTGCCATTTCTGGTATATTCAAAATGATTGGTTCAACCCCAGAAGATAATCTTGTATCTTGGCCTTTCTATAATAGCTTGTACAAAAAGAATCTACAGCAAGAAATTAACCTTGCTGAAGGTATGGGAAAAAATATTCAAGACCCAGATTTAATTATTCAAATGCAACGCACAGCCCACGCTGCTTCTCAAAGCACGCTTAAAGATGTATTATACAGAATTGCTAACAACACTGGTTTATCTAACTTTATGCGTTTCTTGGTTCCATTCTTTAATGCTCAATACAATGCAGTAAAAGTGTATGGAAAGTTTTTAATTGAAGATCCTTCACGTATCGCACGTGCTCAACAGATTTGGAATCTTCCAAACCGTATAGCTACGGTTATTGATAGCGATGGAAAAGAAGTACCACCAGGAGCACCTCCATCTGAGAATCAATTTATTATTATTACTATTCCAGAAGGCATTCAAGGAAGATTTGGTATTCCAAAAGGTTATCAAGTTTCCATTCCCAAGAATAGTCTCAACGTATTTCTAACTGGAGATAATCCGTTAGCACCATCATTTGGCACTCCGGTTACTATTCCTGTATCTATGCTTGCAAACAGCAGACCAGATAAAGTAGAAAACTTTAAGACATTCCTTAATGATTTCTTTGGTGAGCAAACATCAAATGCAATTATGAATAGCATAATTCCGTTTGGTAAAGCTCCTGCTAACCCTTGGAAGTTATTGTTACCAGCAGCTGGCCAGAAGTTTGCTTCAGTTCAATCTGGACTTGATGATGCTACTTATGCACGATCAGTAGCAAGTGCTATGAAAACCCTTCGTTATGAATGGGAATCAAATGGAAGTTTTGGAAAACAACCAAACTTTCAAGATGCAATTACTCTTGCTAATCAACTATGGAAGATTCGTATTGCAGCTAACTTGAGTCTTCCATTTACATTTACATTCCGTGCTGAATGGCAACCTATTATGGATGATTACCGAGCAGCTTTGCTTGATCCAAAAGTAGGCAAGACTAAAGTTGACGATTATATTTTAGATAAATATGGACCTCTTGGGTACATCATTACAGCACCTACAAGTAAAAATAAAACTAACCTTAATCCTACAATAGGTTCAGTTGTAAATGAGAAGAAGTTTAGACCACTCCTTGGTGAAATGGATAAGTTAAACGTCCCAGGACTTGTAGGGTTTATTGCTAACTATGGCAGCAACTCTGACAAATACTCAGATGCTGCAGCTAACTATTTCCGCAATAAGAATGTCCGTCCAGGTGGGGAAATTAAGTACACTGAATCTCGCGCTACTGAAGATGTTATTGTAGATCGTGAAGAAAGCCTAGGCTGGAACTACTACGAAAAGTTTTCTAAACAACGTGACGCGTTACTAGTAAAGTACGGTATTAAGAGTATCAACTCACAAGCTGCACAACAAATGGGATTAACAGCAAAATGGGAAGCATCAGTTGATTCAATCAAGGCTTACCTTCCGTCTTGGGCAGAAGCCTACGATAACTCTGTTGGTGACTTTACTAAAACCAAGCGTTACGTCAAAGGTCTTATTAAGACATTAGGCGATAAGACTTGGATGGAAGCAAATGGCAATACACCAACAATGTTGGCTGTTAAAGATTATGTCCTTAATAGAGACTATGTTGCTAATGAACTTGCTCAACGCAAGAAATATCTTGGAACTTCCGGTATAACTAATCCAGCTAATGCTGATCTTAAAGATAAGTGGGATGAGTATATTATTAAGCTGAAACTGTATGATACTGGGTTTGCGGATTTATATACACGATATCTTGAAAATGATAACTATGAAGTAATTGAGGTGAGCAAGTAATGTCTTGGACTAAAGATAAGAACGGCACCTTCATTTGGACTCCAGATGGAAAAGGTAATCCAAATAAAGCCGGAGACAATGTAACGCCACCTCCTTCATTTGGTATGGGTACCGGTGGTACCGATAGTACTAATTCTGTTTACACAGTTGATGTTGGATTTGGTTTAGTTGATAAAAAAGGCAATCCTCTTGCTTTGCCACCAATTCAAATTGGCTCTTATATAACAACTCTTGCTGGTACAGATCCAAAAGCATATGGACGAGTTAAGGCTGCAGTAGCTGCATTGACTGGCAGAACTAAACTTGACCCAAGTTATGTTGGCGGTTACGTAAGTAAGCTTGCTACAAACATTATGGGCTCTTCTGATGTTCTTGCTAAAACAGGAACGATTGAAGATTACTTTAATACAGCTGCAAAAGCTGGAGCAGGTAATGCAAGTTCAATACCACAGTCTTATGTTTCTAGCCCTACTCAGGCTAAGGCTGATATCAATAGCGTATTCAAGGATTTCCTTGGAAGAGAAGCAACTGATAAAGAACTCAAGGCTCTTACAGTTGTACTCAATGACGCCCAAAAGAAAAATCCATCTAAGTATGTTAATGGTATTACATATGGTGGTCTTGATAAAAACCAGTTCTTGATTGATGTAATTACATCTGGCAAGTATGAAGATAAGCCAACTGCATATCCTGGTATTCTTACTAAACTTGCTGAAGAAACTTCTAAATTTAAGACCAAAGCGGAAGCAACAAAAGCTGGTAAAGAAGAAGGCGTTGTTGCAATCAACAAAGCAAATATATTAAAAACAGCACAAGCAAATGGTTTACCGGTAACTGAAGATGATGTAAACAATTACATTTCTCAAGTTGATGCTGGCAAAGATATAAACGTAGTTCTTCAAGCCATTAGAGATAATGGAGCTGTAGGGATGCCTGATAGCATTAAGAAAATTGTTGGATCTGGAGTAAATTTAGATTCAGTATATTCGCCATATAAAACTCTTCTTTCTCAAACCTTGGAAATTAACCCAAATGATATTAGTATCAATGACCCTACTCTTCGTATGGCTATTGGTCCAGAAAAAGAAATGTCTTTATATGAATACCAGAGAGCTCTACGTAAAGATACTCGTTGGCAATACACAAACCAAGCACGTTCTGAAGCATCTGATGTTGCTTCAAAAGTGCTCAAAGACTTTGGATTTATGGGGTAGATGATGGCATTTAACTCAGACGCATACATTGCTAATTTAATAGCACAAGGTTTTACACGTGGACAGGCTGCAGATTCAGCACGTTACGAAGCTCAGGCTCAAGCATATATTGCTGCTAACCCTACTTCTCAAGCTGCAAAACAATATGTAGAACCAAAGATGGTTCCAGTTGGCGATACCGGTACGGGTAACTATGGTGGCATTGCAGGTGCAGGACAAGCGGGTGGCGGTGGTGCTCCTGTTGTACCTCCAGTACCAGTAGCGGCTAAACCAGCAGTAGTGCCATCGGTAGATAGTGTAAAAGCAACTCAAGATTTGCTCTTAGCACAACAAGCAAAAGCACAAGCTGAAGCAGATCTTCGTGACCGTCAATCTGCTTACGATATTCTTTATAGTGAATTTAACAAGTATGGTCTAGGTACTTTAGTAGAAGATGTTAAGTATCTTCTGCAATCAAATGTATCTCCATCACAATTTGCCCTTGAACTGCAAAATACCAAGTCTTACCAAAACCGTTTTTCTGCTAACCAAGACCGCATCAAAGCTGGTCTAAGTGCTCTAAGTCCTAAAGAATACATTGACCTTGAAGACCAGTACCAGAATGTTATGCGTAACTATGGCCTTCCTGCTTCTTATTATGCACAAACAGTTGATCCAATTACTGGTGTTAAAAAGCAATCAGGCTTTGATAAGTTTATTGCTGGAGATGTATCTTCTACAGAACTAGAAGACCGTATTGCCACAGCGCAACAACGTGTACTTAATTCTAATCCTGAAGTTCTACAAGCTCTTAAGCAATTCTATCCTGATATTAACAATGCAGATATTCTTGCTTACTCTCTTGACCCACAGAATGCTTTAACTAATATCAAGCGTAAAGTTAGTGCAGCTGAAATTGGTGGAGCAGCACTTGCTCAAGGATTGCAAGCTCAGGGTGGTACAGCTGAATCACTTGCTGGTATGGGAATTACTAAAGCCCAAGCTCAGCAAGGATATACAAATGTAGCAGAAATGGTTCCACGCGGTTCACAACTTGCTGATATTTACAGACAAGGTCCGTACACACAAGGAACAGCAGAAGCTGAAGTCTTTGGTACAGCAGGTGCGGCAACTGCAAAAGAACAACGCAGAAAACTTACTGCACTTGAGACTGCTCAATTTGGTGGCTCATCAGGTGTTGGAGCACTAGGACGCGATAAAGCGGCCTACGGTGCAACCTTTGGCCAAGCTGGCCAGTACTAAATAAAGCCTGCCACTAGAACCACCGGCCTAGTGGAGTGATAACAATTACCGGTAGTAGGAGCCATATAGCAATCCCCAAAGTTATATGTGGCCTGCGTAATTCAACTAATGAATGGGAGATGGACTATGTCCAATTTCGAGTACGAGGATGACGAAGACGATATCACTACTAGTGATAACTCAAATGATCTAGTCAAACAGTTGCGTAAAGCAACAAAGCAAAAGGATAAAGAACTTGCTGAGCTTCGCGCACAGTTTGAAGGCGTATCCAAAGCACAACGAGAACGATCAATTAAGGATGTCCTCGAATCTCGCGGAGTAAATAGCAAGATTGCTAAATTTATTCCATCGGACGTAGACTCAACTGAAGAGTCTTTGTCTAAGTGGCTTGACGATAACGGAGACGTTTTCGGCTTTTCCACTGAATCCAACCAGCCTGTCGTAAATCAAGCCCAAGCTGATGCGTATAAGAAGATGAATAGTGCTACTGACCAAGGGCTAACCCCCGATGCGTCAGATGACATTATGCGTCGCCTTATGTCTGCTAACAGCAAGGAAGAACTTGACGAAGTAATTAGACAGTCTGGACTCTAACCAACAACCGAAAGGCATAACCTAAATGGCAGTTCCAGGTGGTACACTCACCGGTACATCCGCTATTAGCAACTTAGTACAAACAGCGTATGATCAATACGTTCGTATGGCACTTCGTAGCATTCCAGTAATGCGTGCTCTTGCAGATGTAAAGCCGGTACAGCAAGCAATGCCAGGTTCATCAGTTGTATTCTCAATCTATTCAGACCTAGCTCAGGCTACTTCTACATTGACAGAAACATCAGATGTATCTTCTATTGCTCTTGGTAACCCTAACCAGATTACCGTAACACTCCAAGAATACGGCTCAGCCGTAACAACAACAAAGAAGCTCAATATGACTTCTTTCAACGATGTTGACACAGCACTTGCTGACATCATCGCATACAACGCTGCAGACTCTATTGATGCTGTTGTAGCAGCTGTGCTTACAGGCGCAGGTTCTACAAACATCATCTACGGTGGCGTTACAGCAACATCAACAAACACAATTACAGCAGCAGCTACAATGCGTGTTCAGGACATCCGTGAGGCTGTTACAGAACTTCGCACAAACA